AACGAAGAAAAATCTGTCCTTGCGCTTCCAAAATGAAGCCCTAGACACACGGCTCTTACCCTTGTAGGTAAAGAAGTCGTAATCTTTCCTATTGAAATGTGCCTTTAATGCACAATACATTAGATATATATCAATGGGGTCCATGTTAAAAAAATTCTGTTAAATTGGTAGTTGAGCACACCTTGGTAAAAAATTCAAATCTCTTGCGTTTGCTTCTATCTTTTCTTTAAGTCCTTTTGAAATTAAAGATTTAACTGTTGCGGGGTCTATTCCTTCTTTTTCACAATAATGTAAGACAGCTTCCATATGAGTAATTTGTTTTTCTTTTGCAAGATTTTCGATTGTATTTGTAAAAATTTTAGCTGTTGTTAGTGTCATAATATTCCTTATTTGAAGTTGGGGGGTTAACCATGACCCCCCTCGGATGTATTACGGCATCACCCGTGATGTTGCCCAAGCCGGAGGCAATAAACGATTGCACTATGGAGGCTTCTAAATTCGCACCATTTCTCCTTTGTTTATTTCCATACACATGTAAGGAAACTTTTATATAAAATCATGCTCGCCTTAGTGCGTTAGCATGAAGTGTCATATAAATTATTTCTTTTCAGAAACAAACTTATACAACTCACTTGCAGTTTTAATGATTTCTTCGGGTTTATACATTTTTGGTGTATATTTCTCAAAGAACTCTTTAGGATTAGCAGCGGCCTCGGCATACTTATCCATATGCATATGTGCTGCATCAACTGCGATATCATACTGCCGATCTAACATATCTTTCGCCATTGAAAGTGTATCAAATCGCAACTCGTATGGGGTTTTACCTTTTTTTTCTGACATAATTTTTCTCCTTGTGTTTGTGTGTGTGTTAAGCGGCGGGTTTCTGTTGCTAGGCACCCGCCAAACCCCGAGCAATTAAGCAGCTAGTGCGTAATCCTCAAATGCCTCATTATCGTTGGCATTTCTCGTTGTTGATCGATAAGGTGATCAATCCACAATTCTCCACATTCCTATTCATTGCCAGTCGAACCTATTTCGCCCCCATCAAAAAAAGATTAGTATAAAAACCATTGGGAATAATCAACATCATTAAAAAAGATTAGATATATAATACCACCAACGAGAAAAGCATCAGCACAAATACTCCAAACGATATATGCCTTAAACATCCACTCAGCAACTAACTTAACAAGCCAACACTTTGTCCTTATAATCAGGGCCAAAGACCGTAAACATGGACTTTTTAAGATCACCCGCCATATAAAGCGACATGGGGTTTTTATGAGTAGAGTTAAGGGGTTTCGCATTTTGAAGCTCCTTCTGATATTTTTTCATTTAATCTCCTTGTGGTGGAGGCGGGCGGTACTGCCCCGCCGTCCTGTACAATTTTCAGTTTGTTTCATCAAACTGTACTATATTTATACCACATCCAACATCAATTGTCAAGTGCTTTTTTGATTTATTCTCTATAAAATATGTGATCATCAATCATGGTTGTTATAGTGAAATGTTCTGCCCACCATGGAGCAACATCTACTGAATGATAGTATAACGCACCTCCTGTAACATCGGTTACCATTGTTCTAACCTTCTCTGCAACCTTATACAGATGACTAAACACCTTCTTATTGTATGGTTTGTCTGTCTTCCCATCACAATACCAGCTAAACGCACACTTGTTCCTTTTAGGGATAAGTTTTGTTTTATCCTTCCATGAAGGTACATGGCGTCCCTGTTTAATAACTGTACAGATTGTGTTTGGAAATCTATTGTCTTTTACACGGTTCAGCACAACATGAGATACGGCTATTTGTCCAGCGAGAGATTGATTTCTCGCTTCAAAATATATGTTCTGTGCAAGACAATATGTCTGCTGATTGGCAGATGCATGTGTTGGATTAAAACTAATAACGATTGCAATAATAAAAAATATCAATATGTTCATAATATAAAGTTAGTGATTTTTCCTTGGTAGTTGTTGATCTGGGAATTTGTAATTTCTAAAGTCCAAGATATAACTCTTCTTAGCACCCTTCTTCACCTGTACTTCTCTTCGTTTTCCTTCTATTACTCCTCCACCTTTTCTCATCTTCTTCTTGGCTCCTTCAAGCCGTTTGTGCATTTGTTTGGTGTATGGAATAACATAACCAATGGGTAGTAATTTTTTTCGGTCTTTTACAATCCACAGGAATATGTTCTTTGGTTCATCTACCAAATATGATGCAACAATAAAATCTTTTGGTAAATCTTTTGTTGTGGGAGTTCCTAACAGTTCATCATAGGTATATGTTGTCATCCCAATAACAGCAAGGACTAAAGGAATATACACAAATAACCAAATTGGTTTTTTTAGTAGTACTATCAATGCAACTAGAGAAGTGATTGATATAAGAACTACAGCCAAAAATAAGAGATACAGTATCATTGGATAACCCCTGTTGCCGGCGGGTCTGATGCGGCCGGTGGTTGATTAGGCATACCACCATTAAAATTGGGATTTGGTGGGCCGTGAGTAGGGTATTCACTAAACAAGTCTCTTGCTATAAATTTAAATGGTAGTTGGTTGATAGACAATATTCCACCATTTTCTTTTATTGTTACCCGAGCCACAGTGTGTTCAGCACCCTGTTTTTTAAGTATAATCTTTTCCTCAAATACCATCTTATATGGATTTAATCGCAAAAATGTTATTCGTACTTCCCGGTCAACATTATCTCTCATATTATACATATGTAAATTGATTATATATTCACCGGCAACCCAACTACGGAATGTTACGAGTTCTCGATTTATTTTTATCTCTTTAAATGTACCATCAGGCATTCTAATAGAATCATTCATAATACCAACATCATCCCGGTCAAGATGCATTCCGGCCATATTCATATTTCGGAAAGATAGTATTTTTTTGTGGGGGTCACGAATCCATATATCAACATCGTCTGTAGAATTTTCATCCCACTCAACAATAATCAAATATTCTGCCTTATGTTCAATCTCTGATTTTTTTGCTATTGGATTAATAAGAATCAACGCAAGAATATACATACTGATGAATGACAACAGCAGTATGAATAAGAAATCAATAAACGCTAATGGTGATTTACTCTTCATCGTCAAATAAAATCAGTTGAGCTTTTAGAACGAGTGAAGATACAAGACCAACTAGAGTCGTACCTAAAGCTGTGTATAGTCCAGAACTCATTGCATTGAGAATTGTTTTAATACTCTCTGTATCAATGATTGTTATGTTGGTAAATGTACCAAACAACATAATCATAAATCCAATAATCGTACCGAGCATTCCAAGTGTCATACAAGCATCTGACACAAACCATTCTATCTTATAGCTTTGCAAATGCTTGTTAAAATTCTTGTATCCAATAGACAATGTTGAACCAACAAAAAGTGTAGTTATCAAGAACGTAATTGCAGTAGCATCATTAACATATATTGGGACCAGAAATCCAGCATTATAACATAACAAAACTGCTAACAATACAGCACAAACAATAAGCCACCAAAATAATCCTTTTTTCATTATTTTTTCAATCCTTCTTCTTTTTCACCTTCTGGTATTTTTGGAGCCATATCTGGTAACATAGCGGTTTCATCTTCTTCTGTTGGTAAGTCAATCATTAATTCTACACCCTGAAAAAGTATGCAGCTGGTTCGATTTGGAAACGCTTCTATAATAACAAAACTACCGTCCCTTGGATTTACATACGTTGACATTACAGCATCAATTTCGCCCATTTGATTTTTTGATGTTCCCATTGCAATTGGTATAAATTTCATTATGTTGGTTAACCAATTTCTTACTACCGGAGAATCATTGCATACAACTGGTTTTGCTAATTGAAATATTTGTCCATGTGGTCGATTTTCTATTGATTGTGGAGTTGTATCATTTTGTGCAAATACCGTAGTTGAAAATAATAAAATTACCGCAGCGATAAAGTACTTCATTTTTCTAACCCCTATGTTCCGTTTTGTTCCTTCCATTCTTTCATCACATCCGTTAATCCTTGTAAAAAATCACCCTTGTCTTTTATAAATTCCTGAACTGTGCCGTCTTCTGTTACTACTAAAATTACTATCTGTGAAATATTTATGTCTGTTCTTTCAGAGAACATTTCTGCATATGCAGAACCTTGAATATAGTAATTCTCATTCCAATTATCTGTCCGCTCCTTTGTAGAGGTTTTAAAGTCGATAATAGAAGGAATACCGTTATATTCAGCAATACAATCAACTCTACCTGCTACCTGATATTTATTACTATACAAACCGCACTCTAGAGCATATATGTTGTCGATATTATCTAGAGCCTTCTCTCGTAATTGGTTGAATAAGCACCATGGTAAAAAGGATTTCTGATGTTCTTTCCATTTATTGGGGAAATTGAAGGATTGGTTGTTAAGATAATCCTCACACATTTGATGAACTTTGGTTCCTCGTGCCGCTGCGGTTCTGGAAATGTGATTAGCAACATCATTACCTACCCGTTTGCGCCATTCAGATAGTCCTTGTTTACTTCGAATAGACAAAACTGTTGTGATTGATGGATAATAATTTTTCTCAGGAGTTTCATAAAATCTCCTTCCATCAATATTCTTAGTTTGTAAATCTGGTAAATTCAGTGAACGATGCTTAAACATCAGATAAACTTTTCATCCTCTCAACCAATCTCACCGCTCTATTTGTGACTTGACGATACCAACGGCTATCTATCATCTCAGCAGCGGCTGCATTCCAATCCTGTGAATCAACTCCACGTTTCATGCCCACAAATTTACTCAATCTTGTATATCCCATATTGAACATCATATTGGCAATAATTCTTTGTGCCTCTTCCGGTAAGTCATAAAAATCTTCATAGAGTTTTTGACAATCAGCTAAAACACTTACAATATCATTAGCAAAGGATTCATGAACCCGTGTTGCTGTAACTTGAGTCCAAATATCTTTACCATATTCTGGATCACTGGGAACTATAAGATGGCCTATACCAAACGTAGGGTTGCCGAGATGGTCAAGATATACTTCATATCTGCACCCTTCATCAGTTTCTAATTCTTTCCTAAGTTTTGGTAAATCCATATTACACTCCCGGTCCTGGCCAAGATTCTCTGGCTGATTTTATTTGTATTTCTTTCAATCTTTTATCAGCCATCATTTCAGCCACAATGTTAGTTGGTAGATTTTTCTCTTTAGCTTCAGTCAAGCATTGCATAGTTCTATCATAAATTCCATCGATGATATTTGCTACATGAAAATCTGTTGCTACAAAACCGAAATCTTTATTGGTATCAAGTACTCCACCCGCATTGACGAGAAAGTCAGGAGCATTGATGATACCCTTATCCTTGAGTGCATAACCCATCATAGAGTTAATCAACTGATTGTTGGCACCACCGCATAGGATTTTGCAATTCAGTTTTTCTACAGTATCTTTATTGATGGAACCACCCAAAGCACAAGGAGCAAAAATATCACAAGACACTTCATATATTTCATCTAGTCCAACAACGGTTGCCTCTGTCTTTGCTGCAAGTTCTTTACACTTGTCCATATCTAAATCAGTGATGGTTAGTTTTGCTTCTTTCTGATGTAACATCTCTGCAAGATTATAACCAACATGACCTATTCCTTGTATTGCAATGTGTATGTCTTTTAAACTTTGTCCGGGCGCCATTTCATTTCTGAGGAAATTAACTGAGGCTTCCATCCCTCGAATAACACCTAATGAGGTTGCAGGACTTGGGTCTGTCCCTGTAAAGATAACATGTTCAGTCACCTTATTGATGATCTGCATATCCTCTGGACTGCTGCCTACGTCTTCAGCGGAGATATATTTACCCCCCAAAGAGTCTACTACTTTTCCAAATTCTGTGAGTAGTTCTGGTGTTTTTTCAGCGTTTCGTAAATTAACTACAGCCTTACCACCGCCAACATTTAGTCCCGCAAGACTATTTTTATATGTCATTCCCTTTGAAAGTTTTAATACATCTTCTATTGCATCATGACTTTTTTCATACTTCCAAAATCTAGCACCACCCAAAGCAGGGCCGAGGGTTGTAGAGTGTATTGCAATATAACAATCCAGACCTGTAGATTTTTCTGTAGCGTGAATAACCTTTTCGTATCCGTCTATGTCTATTTGCTTTATGTCCATTGTTATTCTATACCAATCCCTAATTTTATTTTGTTGATTAGATAATTACGTACAAACCCTGAACGTACAATGTCGCCCAGAGTAAACTCCAAACAATTAAATTCTTCCATTTCTTCCAATATTTTCAAGAAATCATGTAGTCCGTTTCTTTCATTATGATGAACCAAATCAGTCTGGTCAAAATCACCGCAAAAGATTATTTTTGAATCTTGGCCAACCCTTGTGATGATTGTATCCAGCTCATGGAAATTTAAATTCTGACACTCATCTACTATAATGATACTGTTGTCAAATGTCAACCCCCTTAGAAAAGAAGTTGATAAAAAGAACAAGGTGCCCTGTGACTTGAGTCGGTCATATAGATTATTGAATGATTGTTCACTGGGCATCTCAAACATGAATTGAACCATGTTCTGATACGGCACTTGATATAATGCAGCCTTGTCTTCTTCATCGCCGGGAAGAAATCCAATTTCTCTTGTAGGTATAAGAGAACGAACAAGAATTACCTTGTCATAGTTTTTCTTTAAGTCTAATATATCTTTTAGTGCTAAATATAATGAAATGAAAGTTTTACCTGTACCTGACGCACCAAATAAAAATTGGTTCTTTCCCTTTTTCCAAGAGTCAAAAACTAATTTCTGATTGTCAGTAATCGGTTTTACAGCAACAATGTTACTGTGGTTAATTTCTTTATTTTTCTTGCTTGCCATATTACATCCCAATTACATAATAGTGAGAGGGGAGGGCGGCCCTCCCCTCTCTATGGTACATGGGCGGAGGGACTTCCAAGCTTGTATCTACGCTGTGCGTAGGTGCTGAAGTTTGATTTCTCGCCCGTACCAATATTTATATCACCTTATGTTTTTTCAATACGTTTCTTGTCTTGATTGTTTTAGTTGGTGTTCGTGCATATCTGTCTGCGAGAGGTGAGCCCGGGTGTGAATTTGCAATCTGTTCCATACGCTCAGTAAACCCGCCGTCTACTTTAGGACCAACACCCATAATATGGTCACCAACATATGAAAACAACACTGGAACTTGACTAATATGGGGATTCTTTTTTAGATATTCATCTTTTTCGCTCATTCCCATGAACTCATCAAATGTTTTCCCTGTATTATTATCGGTGAATGCATATGTTGGCATTAAACTTTTAACTCCGATTGGTTAGGATCGCCACCCAAATCTTTAACCATGCATTTCAGATTAAAAACTGTATCTGCAAGTTCTTTATGTCTCATCAACATAACGTGTACAGACTTTTGCAGCTCAACAATCTCTCTTTTTAGTAAATCTTCTTTCGTCATTACTTCTGTCATGTTACATGCTCCTTAGTATATAGGAAACTTCGATATTCATTCTAAGAGTTCCTTGCCAGCGAAATAATCATCCCAAAATTCCTTTATGGTTATGGATGGGCGCCCATATTCATATTCAACAAGAATATCATGTTTTCTTATATAATGCTTAGCTGCACGAGTATAAATGTCACGTTCCATTTCAGTCATCATCATCTACCAATCTCCATCTTTTTATATAGATTAATACCATCTTCTTTTGCAAGTTCAGAACCTTGTTTTGCAGCCAGGTGATACCATTTCAATGCTGTTTTCCAATTTACAGATATTTCTGAAATCGGCTCTCCATCAGGAGCAAGTCCTTCCTCATACATTGAACCAAGATTTTGTTGAGCGGGCATATTACCATTTTTAGCAGCAAGAGTCATATAGTAAAATGCTTTTTTAGTATCCTTTTTGGTTTTAATAACCTTTCCTGTTTCTGTTTGTTTCCGACCAAACAAATAAAAATTAGCTAAATGCATTTGTGCGATTGCAATCGTTTCATCTTCTGGATCTTCGGGTAACGCCATAAGATTATCTTCATGCGGCTTTTCTGTAATATCTGCAAGAGAGGAAAGTATTCTAACAAACTCTTTTGCATTTCCTCTGTTAGCTTGTGCGACACCATCATTAAAGATATTTGTATATCTTCTACTAGTAACCCATACATTTTCCCAATCTTCTGTTGTTTCCCAATCATTAATATTTCTAGGCATTTTCATCTTCACTATCCTTCTCTTCATCCAATATTATTCCATCAGGGCCGATGGAAAATTCTGCTACAACATACTTGTCCTTCCACTGGACAAACTTTATAAAATCTGGGTCTTTAGCAAGTTCTTCAATCTCTTGCTCTTCAAGCTTTTTCTTACGGGCTTGTTCAAAGTCAATAACATTTTCATCTTTTTTTACCATGGTCCGTCACTCTGCCAACCCATAGACCCCTTTATATTTTCAACATGAAAATGCCCGTCTGTTATTTTGATATTTCCAGATACTTCAGCAGTTCCAGAAATTCTCGAATTTCCATATACTCTGGCATTTCCATACACTTTTGCATCAGGTCCAACATAGGCAATATTTTCAACAATAGCAGTCTGTGCTACCCAACCACCACCATTAGGATGTTTCTGAGCAGGAACAGGGCCATTACCATCATGAAAGTCTAACGCAGTCATCACAAGAGAAGGGTCATCATTTATTAAATCTTTTTGGGTTGAAAAATATCCAATAACTTCAGTCAATGCATTTTCAAGTTTTCGGTTCTCTTCCAAATCTTTTTTCATAAGATCAGTTAATGGTGATTGACCTTCCACAGAAGAAATTAAACTCTTTACATCATCCAAATGCCAAAGCAACACTTCTTTTACTAATTCTTCTGCTGTGTCTTCATCAATCTTAAAGTTATACATTATGTAACCTCCTGCATATCTTCACGGTCTGCAATACCAGCCTTCTCACAGAACCGAACAAACAGTCCTAGTTGGCGTCCATATGCTTCAATTTCCCAAGGATAATCCCAATAATTAATTTCTTTGAGGTGAAGTTTTTCACCCTTAAAGCGTACCATATTGGGTTCCATATACTCATACATTTCATCTTTGGCCCATTGCTTAATATGAACCATCTCATGAGCGAGAGTGATTAAAAGATTTCTAATTTTCACGCCAGGATCAAGTTCAATAGTAAACTCTCTTGAACGATAACCACTATCTTCCCATATGGCAGTACCTTCAAAGCCAGTCTTATCTAGCATATTTTTCTTGAGTTTGATGGTAATGTCTAGTCCCGACATTAATCTCTTACCCATCAATTTTTCAGCATAAAACCATGCCGCACGTTCAACCAACTTGCGAACTGTTTTATTAGAACCGTTGATGTGGATTATCATAGTCGTATCCTAAAGGGCACCAAGAATTTTGGTGACATACGACTTGGCATAATCTCCTGCCATTTTGGAGTGAAAGAACTTTTCAGCGTCTTCAGAAACTTCTTCAACAGTGAAATCGACTTCACCTTCACCATAGAAGTAGCCATCACAAAACTCTTCAATGTCCATCATATAATTTTTCATCTTACTCATATCATTTCCTCAATCGTTGTATGAAAACCTTCTATTTCCCACACCTTATCCTTAGCCCTCTCGGCTGAGGTTTTTGTGAGAAAAACTATAGCAGCTGGATTACTCCAACCCTCTACAAATTTTACTTCACCAGGCGGATAGCAATGAGAAGCGTGTGGGTCAATCGCCGACACAAATTCATTTGTTCCACCTAGTCTAATTTTATACGCCATTATGTTTCCTTTGCTTCTGCTCTGCACTCATCACAAATTTCAAAACCATCATAAGGTGGTTCATCTTAATTGAAATACACGGGGCCGGTCCAGTTTATGGGATAACCACCTTCAAGGATGTTTCCCCGTGCGCCGTTCCGAGCAGGAGCAGCATAAC